CGGGTCCGTGGTGCAAGGTCGGTGATTGGGTGATCTTAGCACACTAAGCAGGATCAAGACTACCCATCGAAGGCGGAGAAGTGCGCATCTTAAATGATGACGAAGTTCTAGGAACCATTAAGGATCCTGAAGCCGTACTTCATCATAATTAATCATAGGAGGAACTATGCCAGAAGAAAAAACAGTTGATATTGATACAACCGGCCCAGGCGCGGAGGTCAATATCGAAGAAGAAAAAAAAGAAGTAGAAGTCGTTGAACCGGTAAAAGAACCGGTAGAAGAGAAAAAAGAAGAAGTTGAAGAGAAACAAGAAACAAGTGACGAGAAACCAGTAGAAGAGAAAAAAGAATTAGAAGAATACAGTGAAGGAGTTCAACGAAGAATTTCCAAGCTAACGAAAAAATGGCGTGAAGCGGAACGGCAAAAAGAAGCCGCAAGCGATTATGCCAAAGGTGTTCAGTACGAGCATTCTCAATTAAAAACCAAGTTTTCAAAACTAGAGCCTAATTATGTGAAAGCTCTTGAAAACAGGGTAACCGCTGGAATGGATGCGGCTAAAGCTAAACTTACTACGGCAAGAGAAGCGGGTGATATTAATGCTGAAGTTGATGCACAAAAGTCAATTGCACAACTCGGTATTGAAGAAGTCCGATTAAACGCTTTAAAAGACAGACAGTCTCAGGATAAAGAACAGGAAGTAAAAACTCCTACTTTACAGGATGCTGTCGGAAGAACTCCACCACCAGATCCAAAAGCTGAAGCATGGGCTGAAAAGAATGCATGGTTCGGGAAAGACAATGCTATGACCTATACGGCTTTTGACTATCATAAGAAACTAACAGAGGACGAAGGCTTCGATCCTAATTCAGATGACTACTATGCTGAAATAGATAAACGAATGAAGCTTGACTTCCCGCATAAATTTGGTAAGACTGATTCACAGGAATCGACTAAACTAACACAAACAGTAGCTTCGGCGAAGCGAAGTGTAAATCCTAGTCGCAAAACTGTCAGGCTCACATCATCTGAAGTTGCAATCGCCAAAAAATTAGGTGTGCCACTAGAAGAATATGCGAAACAATTAAAAATCATGAAGGAGGTATAAGCATATGAGTACCGAAAAAATTAAAACTTCCCGTGCGAGTCAAACTAGAGAACAGACAAAACGTAAAGCAGTTTGGACTCCCCCATCATCTTTAGATGCACCCCCTGCGCCTGCAGGATTTCATCACAGGTGGATAAGGGCTGAAACTATGGGCTTTTCTGATACGAAAAACATAGCCGGCCGATTAAGATCAGGATACGAGCTCGTAAGAGCTGATGCATATCTAGGATCGGATTACCCCGTTATCAACGAAGGCAAATACAAGGGAGTTATCGGAGTTGGAGGCCTTTTGCTCGCAAGGATACCGAACGAGATTGTTAAATCACGCGATGCGTATTTTAATAAAATGACGCAAGAAAAAGAAGACGCGATTGAACAAGATCTTATGAAGGAAGAGCACCCAAGTATGCCAATCAATCAAGAGAGGCAGACTCGTGTAACCTTCGGTGGAACAAAGAAGAACTAATTTATTAGCAATTCCTACCCAGCGATTTAAATTAACCCGTTCATCTTCGGATGAACAATAGGAGAAAAAACTATGGCTAATCAAGACGCTGCCTTTGGTCTAAGACCAGTAGGCAAACTCAGTGGCAATAGAGATTCCGGCGGAACAACTGAATATAGTATTGCAGCTTGTGCTTCGGCGATATACCAAAACGATCCAGTAAAAATGCTTTGTACTGGTACAATTGGCGTTGCAGCAGCTACTAATACTTTAGTCGGTGCAATCAATGGAGTTTTCTATACAGATGCTACTACTAGCAAACCAACTTTCTCAAGATGGCTAGCAGCCTCAAACTCTGCTACCGATATTGTTGGTTTTGTTAATGATGATCCTTTCACGGTTTTTGAAATCCAATCAGCTGGTTCTGGTGCTCACGCACAAGGCGACGTTGGATCGAATGCAGATTTGGCAACATATGCTGCAGGCGCAGCTCCTGATTATCTATCTGCGGTAGAATTAGTTGACACTCAAAGTACAACTACTGCTGTTTGTAGAATAGTCGGACTTTCATTAGACCCTGATAACAATGACGTAACCGCAGCTAATGTGAATTGGCGTGTGCTTATTGCAGAACACTTCTATATGACAACTACAGGAATCTAATTATGGCTATATCACGTAATCAACTAGTTAAAGAACTAGAGCCAGGTTTGAACGCCCTGTTTGGTCTGGAATATAAAAACTATGCAAGCGAGCACGAAGCAATTTTCGATAAGGAAAACTCAGACAGAGCTTTTGAAGAAGAAGTAATGTTATCCGGATTCGGAAGTGCTGCAACTAAACCTGAAGGTCAAGGTGTCAACTACGACGCGGCACAAGAGACTTTCACGGCTCGTTATACGCACAAAACACATGCTTTAGCTTTCTCAATCACTGAAGAAGCGATTGAGGACAATTTGTATGATAGACTTTCGTCTAGATATACAAAAGCACTAGCCAGATCTATGGCGAATGCGAAACAAGTTGAAGCAGCTAATGTTCTTAACAGAGCATTCAACAGTTCATACACTGGTGGAGACAGTAAAGAACTTTGCGCAACTGACCACTCAATCATTTCTGGAACAGAGCAGAACGAATTATCGACTGCTGCTGACTTAAATGAAACATCTTTAGAGCAAGCATTAATTGATATTGCTGCGCTAACTGATGAGAGAGGTCTTAAAATTGCAGCTAAAGGAATGAAATTAATTCTTCCTTCTGCTTTGCAATTTACTGCAGAGAGACTTATGAAGTCTACACAAAGAGTTGGAACAGCTGATAATGATATCAACGCAGTTGTATCTATGGGAATGATTCCACAAGGCTATACTGTGAATCATTACTTAACTGATACAGATGCTTGGTTCATTAAAACAGATGTACCTAATGGTCTTAAACATTTTGTGAGAGCACCATTAAAAACAGCTATGGAAGGCGACTTTACAACTGGAAACGTAAGATACAAAGCTAGAGAGAGATACTCATTTGGGTTCTCCGACTGGAGAGGTATTTTCGGATCACCGGGAGCATAATAAAATAATATTTTGTGGCGGACACAGTTCCGCCACAATTTAATTTTAGAAAGAAAAATGAGACAATTTCTAGTTAATATATGGGCTTATGATTATCATGCTAAATTTGAAGTTTTAGCTGCTGATAATCGTGAATCTATAGAGAAATCAATCCTTGACAAACTAGGAGAAAAGTCTATAAAGTGGGAATCAACAGGAATGTTTAAAGATATTCCCAACAGAATAACCTATGAGGAGGTTATAGATGACCGAAGACCTGTACAAACAAAAGAGGTCCTTGGAGTTAGGGTGGCAGTATGAGTATAATCAACATGGAAAATATACTCTTAATATGGTCGAAATTGATGAGAAGATTAGAAGTATCATCACCCAGATCAAAGCTGAAGAGTTTAAAATTGCTGATAGAGAAAATAAAATTAGTGATTCAGCTGCCCAAGTTTCTGTGGCAACTTAGATAAACGCCACATCGCTGAAAACGTACTTTTATGCAGGGATCTCTTGCACTCAATCAAAAAATAACATATAAATTTATCACTATACAAATTTAAAAAAAATTAAATGTAGACGCGTATAGTCGACATGCCCCTAGGGACTACATTTAAAATATTCTAGGAGGAATATTATGGCGACAACTACATTTTCGGGACCAATAAAAGCGGGAACGATTAAAAACACTATTGGCACTACAGTTGGAACGGATATGAAAAATACCGGCCAAGTTGTAATGGCACAAACTACATCTCTTGACCTGTCAAGCGGAGCATTCACAGCAACAGCATCAGATATGATCATTCCAGCAAATTCACAACTAATTGATATCGTTTTTGATGTTATCACTGCAGCAAGTGGTACAACAGATATCAGTGTGGGTGAGGTTGGCGGATCAGCAGTTCAATATGTAAATACTTACACAATTGGAACGACTGCGGGTAGACACTACCCAACAACTGAAGCTGGTGGCGCTGCTGTTTGGGCAGATATTGGAACTAGTGATGTCAGAATGAGTGTGTCTAACTCAGACGCAACAAGTTCTGGTACAGTTAGATTGACTGTTCTGTATCAACAAAACATTAACCTAGCCTAATAAATAATTTGTGAGCTCCTTCGGGAGCTCACAATAATTAGGAGAAAAATATGAGCCCAACAGGCGTAAAACAGTTCAAAATATTCTAAGACAATTTGGTATTAGATCTACCTCAAAAAAACGCCTAGATGAATTATCAGGAGATGAAATAATTAAGATTGCACAAAAAATTGTTAGAAGCTGAACCATATCCTCCATCTGAGGATACGTTCTTTTTAGCTGATTATATTAAGAATGTAAATGGCAAGTCTGCATTAGATGTAGGTACTGGTTCTGGCTACTTGGCAAATATTTTAGCAACATCATTTTCTTTTGTGGTTGCAACAGATCTAAGTTTTAATGTTTTAAAAAAACAAAGATATCCCACGTTAAATTCTGTATGTTGCAATGGTGCAGATGCTCTCAACTATAAGTTTGAATTGGTAATTTGTAACCTTCCTTATCTCAGCACTGATGAGATAATAGATGTGAGTACTGATGGTGGAAAGGAAGGATTAGAGATTCCAATGAAAATCATCAATTCAGTTAAATCACGGTTAATACCTGGTGGAAAATTGGTCTATGTAACATCATCGTTATCCAACTTTAAAAAATTAATTGATTATACTGAATTGCAAGGTTTCAAAGTAAGTATTGTTGCAAAAAAGAAGTTATTTTTTGAAGAGTTGATAATTATAGAAGCAAAAAAATTACTTTCGTAGTTTTTCAGCTGCAATCTTTGCAACTGCATCAGCCATCTCACTGGTCTTTGCATTGCCGCCAATATCATATGTGACATATTTCCCCTCATTGATTACATCATCTGTTGCTGCAAACACTGCATCCCTTATCGCAGGCTCGCCTA